AGAGCTAATTCCTTTACTAACTGCTTAGGAATATTAGATAACTCTGCTATTGTTTCTGTTGCTATTTCAGTCTTTGTACCTTTTTCAAAATCAATAAGTTGCAACCACTTTTCAAGAGTTACATCTTCCCAACTATTAATCAACTTGAACTCTTTTACCTTACCTTTCTTTTTGACTTTTACTTTCATCTGTTATATAATAGAAATTTGTTGTTTTTAGTTTACTGCACATAATACTTCCCTGCATTAGGGTTGTCTAAGTGATAAATAACGTTATACCTTACACCATCAATTGCGTGATTATAGTTATCTACATAGAGCTTAGAACCTTTATCAGCGTATATGTAGTTATTCAATTCTTTAGCTATGTTTGTACTTTCAGGAGTTATAACAAGTTCATAATCTTGCATTCTAGTTATTCCACTTTCAATAGTTCCTTTTTTAACAGGCTTGATGTTTACACCTAAATGTCTAAGGTCTGCAATAAGCCTTGGTTCTGCTGAGTCTGCTATGATAAGCTTGTTATCTACTTTTTCTAATATGATTTTAGCCAACTCATTTGACTTCAATCCGTTCTTATAAATATGTTCTTTTAAATATATCTTACGCTTCCTTTTATCAATAGCTACTTCAGTAAGACTGTCAGGGTCAACACTAAAGCCAAAGTCCATACCGCAAGAAGTCTGTAAGCCATCAGGATTAAATTCTCCTATACTCCAATTCTCAAATACAACTCCTTCTGCCTTGTCTAACCAACCTCCTAAAATTTTATGCTGATACTTTTTAAAGTTTCTATGCTTTATAGTCTTAATACGCTCTAGGAAGCTCTGTGAGAGATTATCTTCATTGTCTAGGTATGTACTATGTATATAGCATACATTGTCTCTAACGCCATTAAAACCTGCTTCAACTCCTTTGTCCTCAAAAAATCTTTTATAAATCCAATGTTCTTTTGTTACAGGATTAAGTATAAGTATAATTCTATTCTGTATTTCTTTTTCTCTAATGCTTAAATCAATAGTGTCGAATATATCTTCATCAATAAGTTCTTCAGCTTCATCAAGTACCCAAGTGCTTATACCTTGCAAAGACTTTAAACTTGCTGTCTGATTCCCTGCTGATGTCTTGATACCTCTAAATAGAATGTCTGACTTGTTTCCTAAATTAACAACCTCAGCTTTGTTTACACTAAAGATATTTTCAAAGCCTAACAGACTTATCTTTTCTAAGAACTCAGGAATGATTGATAAGTGAGCTGACACCATTGTAAACCTTGTAAACAATACTCTTATGTTTTTAGACATAGTAAGTAAAGTAAGAAAGACTGTTACAGCAAAAGACTTACCCGAACCCCTACCGCCTGTGATTATAAAGTATCTAGCATCAGAATTAAATAATGGATTGTATTTCTTACTCAGTATCAGTTTCTACAAATGTTATTAAAGGCATATTTATACTATCATCATTTGTTGTGACATCTACCCTTTGTTGAGGTTTACCATAGAAGTATTCAAAGAACAGCTTGACCGCCCATTGTTCTTTCTTATCTATACCGCTTTCTAAAGACTTTAACGCCTTCTCGTTCATTGGTGTTAAGTTCTCTATTAACTTTTGTTCTGCTGCTTTGCTTTTGCGTCCTGCTCCTTTCCTAGCACCGCCATTGTTTATTCGTTTATCCATAATTGAAATAGATTGATTATTCAATCCTTAATATATAATAGAAATTATTCGTATTCATTTGGGAGCATTAGTCTGATACCCAATTCAGTTAACGCCCATATCCTTATTTGTTCTGCATATATTTCAAAGTCTTTAGTATTCATTCTTGCTGAGCTGTTAACTATTTGAAGTCCTACTTGTCTTTCGTTTATCTCTATGCTTTGCCATTCACTTGCAAACTTTACTTTAAGACAATCGTGCATTTCATCAGGGAAGTAACCAAGCTCTGAAGCTAAAGGTTGTACTATACACGCCCAATAGTAATTATTTTGCATATTGCTTCTATTGTTTCTTTGTTTCTTTACATCTACTATGTAATCGTTCTCTAATTCTTTTAAGTGATTAAAAAGCATTTGTTTATCTTGATTGTTCTTTATTACAAACTTCATTAGTCAAATGGTTCGTTAACTCCTCTTGTCCCTATAAGCTTTTCTTTTGCTCCTGCCCAAAGCTTGTCTCTTTGTTTGCTAAGACTAGGTTCAGTTCTTTTAAGGGTAGGCATTCCGTCAGTTGGTTTACTATCCATCCATTTGCCACAACTGCATTGAGCTTCTTTACAAACCCACTTCTTTTCTCTTAAGACTATTGTAGCTTTGCCAACTTCTTTTTCTTCTTTACCACATTCGCATTTATAAAGAGTCATTTCTTTAGTTTATCTAATTCAAACTCTAAATGATTGATTGCTTTCTGTATGCACTCAATAGGGCTTGCGTGTTTCCTTTCTGCTCTTAGTAAGTAAGTAACAGCTGTTCCTGTATTGTAGCTGAGTTCAAAATCTTCAATAACCTTACGAGCTTCATAGCCATATCTTATTCCTTTGTAGTAGCTAGGTATTCTATTTTCTTTCATTTAGTCTATCGTTTTCTAGTCCTCCTGTTAATGTTTCTATTTTATCAATTCTGTACATTATCTTGTTGTTTCTTTTGGCTCTTATCTTTCTTTCTATTATACTCATTACAATAAGTACAAAAATTACAAATAATAAAAAGCATCCTATAAGTTTTAATATCATCATTTGTTTAAAAGTTTTAAAAGTTGATGTGGTGTATATATCCTACTATCACCTGAATAGTTTTCAAATATACAAGTAAAGTTATCGTTTTCCCAAGTCCAAAGACTTCTGACATTCTTTTTAATATGGTTGTTTAATATCCATTTAATTGTTTTGTAAGTTCTTTCCATTTCTATTGTTTTAAGTATTGTCTTATTCTGCTTTCACTTAACTTATACTTCTTAGCAAGTTCCTTTACGCTTTTACCTTTACTATGTAAATACTGACAATTTTTAGCCCTTCCTAAAATCTCATCACTTTTTATGTCTGTCCATTTATTATATTTACTGTTGTAATTTTTCATATTGTTTTAGTTATGAATACGCTAAGGGTTCGGAAAAAAATAAGAAAATAACCGCATTGTTATTTAAATTAAGTTTAGCCCTTAGCATATTCTTTATAAAGTTTTTTTATTCCATCAAAGCATGTTGATATACAAGAACCACGTTAGTATTGTATATTGTATTATATGTTTCAATCATTCTCTTTTTAGCTGCTTGGTCTTTTGCTCTACCTGTTTTTAAGTCTTTCCACATATCTAATATTTCATCTACTATTTCTTGTGGCAAAGATTCAGGAGTTTCTATTTCAGTTGTCTTTTGCCATTTCTTTTGACTGCACCCCATTGGTGCTAACCTAGCCTTGATTTTCATAAAACATCCACAGTCTTTGCAAGTTCCTGTTGGTTTAAAATAATAAATACAACTCTTACAGATAGCTATTCTGTCTTCATAGACTTCGTTAGGTACAAAGAACTTATTCATATTATGAAGGCCATATGACTAATAGGTTAATCATTTAATTCTTTTTTAAGTATATCTCTTACCTTATCTATTGTCGTAAATAGACTGTTTCTGCTTATTCCTGTCTTACTAGCTAGACTGTCTAAAGTTTCACCTGAGTAATACAACTCGAATATCTTTTTATCGTACCAAGTTTGCTTATCTAAGACTTTGTCAATTTCTTCTAGCTTAGTCCATTTGTATTCTTCTTCTTGATTTGGTAAGTTTGATATATTTTTATTATTAGCACGGTCATAAATATACCCATCATCATCAAAAGTTGAAGTAGCGTTATAACTAAAATTATCAATATGTGTATAATATTTTTTATACTTATAATAAAAAGGACTTCTTGTACTTGTCAAGCTTCTTCTTAATACTACTGCACCGTAACCTTTAATTCCTTTAATGCCATCTTTATCGTAAATGTTTTTTAAAGTCTGAGGGTTCATCTGTAAAAAATACAAGAACATTTCTTGACAAGCATCATTAATAGCTTCTTCATCTTGCGTTATTCCATAACACATATTTCTAAAGAAAGAACTTAGCTTTGATATTTCTGCATATATCTCAGTCATTTATTTGTTCTAATGCATCAATCTTATCTGTTACATTGTGTACCATTTCATTTAGTACAGTTTTGTAAGCTCTAAGTGTAGCTGAATTTGTTTTTGTTTCAAGCCCTGCAAAGAATCCATTTGTAGCTACTGACAAGTTGATAGGTATTATCATTAGCCAATCATACCAATTGTTTTCTTTTGCTCCCTTACCATATGCATTGTGATATTCTAAAATCACATCTACTACATCTAAGTAGTTATTGTATTTAGATTTTGTGCTTACTTCTTTTGAAAACTCTATACACATTAAAATATATTCTTCTATTATATTCTTATGCTCTTGACTTGAATAAATCGGTTCTATCATACGCCAAAGATATAAAAAAGTTTATTCAATTCCTTTTTCTTTTTTTAACTTATCAACAAGTGATTTGTAATAACTTATCTTTTCTTCATATTCTATCCTAGAAATCTTTAAAGTTGTTCTAGCTAAGTATTGTAATTCTTCTGCTTTACCTTCTCCATACTTTCCATCTAAACCTAATGCAAATTTATACTGCTCTCCCCAAGCATACACATTACACTTAACACATTGTACTTGACAATTCTCCTCATCAAATCTTGTAGATAAATGTTTCCTGCTTTGAAAGTGTCCGTTTTGCATACCTTCTTTGTAGTGCCTTACTACTCCACAAGTAAAGCATTGGCACATTCCGTACTCGTTAGCTTCCCTTAGCCTTATGTATAGACTAAACCACTTGTCTAGTTCTTTTTTTAATTTACTGACTGTCTTCTTCAATTCTTATTAAGTTTTCGATTAATACTTTAACGATTAGTTCTTGGTCAAAGGTGCTTCCTTCTCTGACTGCTCTACCACCATGATAAAAGATACCTCTCAAGTTGTTTATTCTTTCATATACAATAGCATTATTGAAAGCCCAAATAATAGCTACAGGTTTACCACTATTGACCTGAAGCTGTTGCGCTCTAACTAACTTTCTCATTGCTACAATAACATCTTGTGCATCCTCTATATTTTTATGAACTCCTTTTACTTCAGCAAACCCTGTTATCTTTCCTTTATTGTAAAGAACTGCATCTATATGGGCATACTCTTCATGTGAACCATAAGTTAAATTAAAGTGATTACAAAACTGTTTTAAAGCTTTATTCTGTCTTTCTCTATGTGATTTCCTTTCGAATTTCACCTCAATTTCCTTATTAGCCACATTACAACGGCTGTTACTATTACCCAACCTATCATTTTAAAAGTTTTAAAGGTTCTTGATAAAACGGTACTTTTTCTTTTGGCTGCCCTAATTGGTGAACTTCATAATAGGCATTATCTACTACCTTCTTCTGAGCATATACCCACTTGTAAAAAGTTCTGATATTTAAAAAGGGTTCGTCTTTACCAAATCTTACACCCTGTCTAAAAGCATCTTGTACTTGATTAAAAGTCATATTGCCGAAACGCTTTTCTTTTATTAAATCCTCAGCAAAGATTTTACTTAGACTTGCTAAAGTTTGAGCATCTGACCTGTGTCCTATTTCAACTGAAGTCTTAGCAACTAAGTCTAAAACTTTTTCTGTAAGCTCTTTTAAGTTTTCTTGCTTT